AACACAAGGTTCTCCAGCTGTTGTTCCATTTTGGAAAACTGATAATGGGGTAGCTGTAGTCACAGAAAAAGCATTAGCTAATTCTTCATCTACTGCATCTGTTCCACCATCAAATAGACCTGAAATATCTATTTGAGATGTGTCGATTCCTGCAATAAATGCCATTTTTTTCTCCTATATATTAATTACTTCTTGTTAGGGCTAAATGAAACTTGAAATGTAGCTGAACCACTTGTGACAGTGGCTACTAATCTGACATACCTATTGATAGTGCCAGTTGGAGCTATTCTTTCAGAACCAGTTCCAGTGATAGCTGTGAATGCTCCACCAGTCACATCAGCAAAACTTGCATTGTCTGCACTAGATTGCAATTTGACTGCAATGTTCGCAGAGCTGTGAGCTGTGATGTGGATGAAGGCTTGTCCACCAAAAGTAGTTGATGAACCAAAATCAACAGCAGTTGTGGTAGCTGTTGCACTTGTGTCAGTTAGAGCGTATAAGCTCAAACCTCTTCCAAAATTATTTCCAGTGAATGAAGAAGAAACTGCTACTGCATCACTGACTGATGAATCAATTGTGTAGTTCTGAATTTTAGAATCCAGCAGAACACAAGGTTCTCCAGCTGTTGTTCCATTTTGGAAAACTGATAATGGGGTAGCTGTAGTCACAGAAAAAGCATTAGCTAGTTCTTCATCTACTGCATCTGTTCCACCATCAAAGAGTCCTGAAATATCAACTTGAGATGTGTCGATTCCTGCAATATAGGATTCGTTGTCATCTCCAAACATTGTTGTCGATATGGCGTTGGTGTCTCTTGAAAATGAGAAACTATTGAAATAACTTGTGAGGTCGAATGCTCCAAATAGAACACCTGAGTTTTTTCCTGCAATGAATGCCATTATTCTTCCTCTTCTGTTAGTTGGTCTTCAGGAACAATCAACCCCTGGAGCACCATCCATCTAGGTGGTTGCTTCACAGTGATTTCTTCTCCTGCTTTGAAATCTTTATCTTTTATGTTGAGCTCAACTTTTGCGAAGAGCTTTATATCTTTTTTAGCCATTATTTACTCCGATAGTATTGCTTCAGCTTCAATCTGAATTTCTATTTGGCAGAATCTACCTTCATCAGATAGACCATTTTCTTCAGTGAGATTTCTAACTTTTGAAACTAAAACAGCTCCATTGATAGTTGAATCATCTGCCAGTTCATCTATAACTTCTTGAGCAAGTGCTAAAGCTCTATCTCTAGCTGAACCTGCTACTGTATCTCCTGCACCAGCTTTCAAACAATAAGTGAAAACAGTGAGGTCTAAATCTTCTGAGTATTGTTTCCCAAAAGTCTCAAAGTCCATACTTGAAGAAGCATCCCCAAAGAATATAAATTCTGTCTTAGGAGCTCCATCAGCTGGTGGGAATTTGAATACATCAACTCCACTAAGTCCAGCTCTAGCTGATAACTGTGTTTTGAGATTATCTCTTAGAACCTTTATCTGTGAATTGATTGCCATTAGATACCAAAGACTTTTTCACTGTTCTCATCAATCCATTGGTTGACTTCAGGTATTCTTGAAGGGTTTTTGAACCCACCACCTTGCGTGACAAGTGTTATATTTCCTAGTTCATCGTTAAAGGAACTTGCGCGTTCAGGAATATTTGAGGGAACAATCCTATCTAGCAATAATTTGAGACTAATTCTATCTACACCATTTCTGATATAGTCCCAGCCATACTCATATTCAATAACTACTGGAAGTGGAAATTCAGCTGTTGGTTTTTCAAAGAAACCATCTGTTCTATGAATGAAACCTGCATTTCCATCAATAACAAAATTGCTAGTTGGAATAGATTCTCCTAATACAGAAACAGATAAAACCTTTGTTATATGAAAACTAGGAGGGGAGATTATTCTATCTCCTTCTCCAGCCAACTGAACTCTATTGAATCTTGATGACCAAGAAACTCCAGTCCATTGTTCTAGTAGTTCTGTTATGTTTTGGCGTTCATTCAAGATATCTGCATCTGAATAATCAGAAGCTGATGCAAGTTGTGAAACATCAAAGCTTCTAGCTTGAGCTTCAGTGAATATAGGGAAACCAAGAATCTCGTGATTTGTTCTTAGTTTCTGTGATACAGTTTCCCAAGTTCCAGTCCAAACAGCATAGAGTTTGTTCACATCTGTTGTGTTTGAAGTACCTAAATCAACATAATAAACACCAGTTCCATCATTGGTTGCAGTGACTGCATTGAGTATGACAGTTCCACCTTCATCAGTGACAGTGCAAGTGACAGACCCTGAGGCATCTGTTGCAGTTCCATCAACAAAAGCTGTGACTGCAATTCGACCTCTAGTGTCTTTGTATATGTGACCAGTTCCTTGAGCTACTTGATAGCCAATCATAAATTACTTCCTAGATTTTTTAGAATTTGATTTCTTTTTCTTTTTGCCCATATAGTGCTTGGGCATTAGCTTTTTTCTTTTCCAGCTTTAGCTGAGGCAGTTTTCTTAGGAGCAGACTTCATAGCTTCAGCCCAACCTTTGTTGATAAGGTCAACTGCATTATTTTTGTCTGTGTCCCAAGTTTCGCCTTTTTTAGGGATATCTTTGCCATTGTATAGACCACCAATATCCACGAGCATTTTGATTTTCATTATTTATCTCCTCAATTGACTCACTGGAACACTCAGAAGGAGTTAGTGAAGGAAGGTGGAAACACCCTCCAAGTATTCCAGTCAGTGTCCATTGCTGGACATTGACTCTATTAGTTGCCTAATAGAAATTGGTTAGGATTAAGCCATAACCATATGCTTGATTGCATTTGTATCTAACAAGTCTCCATCAGCTCTATATATGAATCTGAATGTGACTAAATCGTTAGCGAAAGCATAGTCAGCACTTCTGTCAACTTGAATGCCATTGACTTCACGCACATAGTATTTGCTATGGTCGCCATAGCTAATTACTTTTTTAGCTGTTGCAATAGCTTCAATATTTGGGTCAGTCAATACTGGAACACCTAATAAAGTGTCAGGCATACCGAATTGAAGACCTTGTTGAAAGAGATAGTTGTTATTGCTATCTTTTAGCTGTCTGATTTCTTTGAGAGTTGAATCTTTCATTATGAATTGAGAATTAACTCTATATGGGCTTGTGACTGAGTGCATCAAGTCAATAACTTCATCAGAAGTGATTGCTGTAGCAGAAGCACAAGTGACTCCAGCTGAGGAAGCGTTCATAATACCATTTGGCTTTGATGAACCATTAGCTGTTGCAAAGTCAGCACCAGCACCATTTCCTAAAGCTCTACCAGCATCATTTGCAAGAAATGCTTCGATATCTACACCTTCATCAGCAAGTAGCTCAGAGCTAACTTGGACTAAGTAGGCATATTTATACGCACCTAATGTCACTGAAGCTGATGTTGGGTCAGATTCTGAAATTGCTCCACCTTCAGCAATTAATGAAGCTGAGGATAAAGCTGTGACTTGAGGCATCTTGATATCTTCGCCTGAACCAGTTGAAACAACAGTTGCGACTGAACGCACTACTGCATTTTCATCTAGTTTTGCAATGATTTGGTCGAAAAAAGATTGAGGAACAAGTCCACCATCACCAGATTTAGTGAGGTCTCTTTTTTCAAAGTTGTGAGAACGAACTTCTCCATTAGCAAAAGCACGAAGGATTTGTCCATCAGTTTTAGCAACTTCAGGGGTTTCTTCGATAACAGGCTTTGATTCAAACATAGCCCTTGCTTCTTCTGCTTTTTTATTAGATTCTTCTAGAGAAGCTAATTCAGAAACTCTGGAATCGATTTCAGACATTCTGTCATTCATCTTGTCCCATTGCTCTTTTTCAGCAGAATCGAGAGAACGATTTTCAGAGATTTCTCTGTCATTCAATTCTTTCATTTGCTCCCATAGAGTATTTCGCTCTTCATATAGTTTTTCAACTATTGGATTGCTCATTGTTGTCTCCTAGAGATTGTGAGGAGTGTTTTATCAACGACTCCTCGCTTATCGTGTGGGCGAAGCCAAATTGCTTCATCAGCGAATCTGACCTCTAAATCTAAAAACTTATTGTGAATTTTTGAGTAGTTCTAGTCTTCTTTTCCTAGCATCAGCATTGAAAACAGTTTCTTCTTCTTGTTGAAGTAGAGATTTCAATTCTCCCTTTTCATTAGCATCAATGAGTTCGTTCAAATCTAAACCACTCATATGAGCTAAGTTTCTAAAGCTTCTCTCTGCCATCACAGTTGAATCTTGATAGGCTGGAAAAGCTGTAGGAGATACTTCATACAATCTTGTTTCTAAAACTTCTCTAATTACTGGTTCATCTGCATTATCTGAAACATTCCATCTTTCATCTAATACATCAAATCCAAAAGAAGAATTTGTGACATCGCCTCTTTCAATCATCAAAAATGCTGACCTATGATGAGGAATGTCTAAATCTAAATTAACTTCATAATGAAGCCCAGTTTTATCTTCTGCTAGTTTGAGAGTTCCAGCTCTTTTAGAACCTAGAACCAAAGAAGTATCGTGATTGAATAAAGCTTTGATGTCATCACGAGAGGTTTTTGTGCCTCTTTCCTGTAGAGTCTTATTGAAAGCTCCACTGTTAATGACTTCTACGAAACCCCCACCAAGAACTTGTGACTTCTTATTGAACACTGAAGCATAACCACTAATAACAGCTTTTGAACCTTCAAGGGTTCTAAACTCCATTGCATTAGCAACATATCTAACATCGTGTTCAGGTGTTGGTCTCACTTGCTTAGGTGTTGAAGTGAAAACTTTGTCTTTTGTTATTTCAGACATTCTTTCTCCTGTATCTTCTTCTTCTAAAGTGGCAACATATCGTTCAGCCCATTTTTGTGCATCCATTTGATTCTCCTTATTGATTGAACCTCCCCATAAGAGCCAAGCAACTTGACCTCTTGAAGGTCTATCGTTTGTTCCAGCAAGAAATTCATCTGCATCATCAGAATCTAAATCTGATATGTGCCTCAAAAACCAAGCATTCATTTTCTTGGCTTTTTCGTGAGTGACTATACCTTCAGCCATATCACGAGCCTCATCAATGGTGGCTTGGACTAATCCATCTCCACCAAATCCTTGTTCATAATATTCGAGACCTCTTTTTGCATTGTCTTGAATATATTCAGGAACTTCTATATGCTCACGAATTTCAGGTTCATAATTATCAAACCAATTGTTGATATATTGAATCCATTCTTGTGGGCGTTCTTTTGAAGCTCTCTCTAAACAAACTTCTTTTGGTGTATCTATAAAAATAGCTTCAGCACCAAATTCATCTATAAATTTTCTTCTATCAGCTTTAGTTGGAGCTGTATGAATAATCCAAACAGTAGAGCTGTGACCTTGTTTTCTAACTCTATCTAATAAGGCATCACGAGCATCATAAACATAACCCAATAAATCATCATTATGATTATGAGATTCAAGACCTGAGATTGCTTGATGAAGAGCATCAAAATCAATTATCAAATCTCCAGCTTGTTTATGTTCTCTGACATAACTGTTTTTGCCTGAACAACCAGCACCATAGACTAAATAAACTTTAGCCCTCTGACCAAGAGCCTCATCATATTCTTGGTGTGTTTTGCAAGGCATAAAGAATGTTTCGCCTTCAAAAGCTTGTTCGTGAAAGGAGCTTTCATCAAGATAGCATCCAATAACTTTTGCTTTTTCAAGAGCTTCTTCTTTTGTGCCAAATAAATCTTGGTCAGGATAGGGCATAGTTCTCCTATAAATTAATTCTTCTTTTATATTTCCTGTCAGAGAAGTT